AGTATTGCCTCCAGTTGTTGATGAGCTTATTGCCGAAGATGAGAACAAAATCCTTGAGAAAAATGGTTTAGTAAAGGTAAAACCTACTGATGATTATATTATCCATATGGAAATTCACAATAAATTATCAGATACACCAGCTAAATATGCTCATATGAACGCTCACAAGCAAGCAATGATACTCAAAAAGACGAATCCAGAGCTATTTCCACAGACACCAAGTCCAGCAAATCCTACCGGAGGAGCAGGAATTGGAGAGGGCGCACTACCAAGAATGGAAAAAGGTAATCCAATGATAAAATAAATATATGCCAAAGAAGAAAATCAAAACAATAATAGTTAAAAGACCAAAGGCTCCTAAGTTTGATTTGTCTTTCAGAAAAACAGAGGAGAATACAAAGATTATTGTTGCTATTGAGAGTCTTAAACTGAATCCCGGCTGGCAGTTCCTAGTCCAAGTCTTCAATGAGAACCTAAAGTTTATTGCAGATAGAATCATTACGAAGACCAGCGAGAATGGTGAGGAGCTGACAAATGAAGAAGTAGATATATTGAGGTTTAAATACGAATACCTAAACGAGATTTTGAATAAGCCGGACAAATTCCTTAAAGAATTAACCAGAACAGACCAGCCAGAAGAAGATAACGACCCGTATTACAAGAATTAAGTAGAATACAGTTCATTGAAAATTAAATAAGTTTGTAGATTCAGAGGGGTTGGTTTCGGCCGTAAGGCGCAAGGGCTTTGGCGATTTCCTTTGCTTGTAAACCAATCCGTCCGAGTCTACAAACTCGCTACACTGTAAGGTGTAGTTTAATCGTACAGCCGTCCGTATATATTTTAACCCCATTTTTTTATATACGAGGGCTTAAATAAAATATTATGGGAGAAAACAACAATGCCGGTGCCGACGATATTGAAATCGTTGAAACCGAGGAGGGTGCCGAAGACCTAGACGAAAGTCAAAACGACGGCGGAGCTGATGACGCGGACAAGGGTTCCGATAATTCAGATAACGATAAGTCCGAAGATAAAACCAAGGACGACGAGGCAAATGGTAAGTCTGATGATAAAACAGAAGACAAATCAAAAAAGCCAACCCCAAATGCAGACGAGGAGCCAAAGACTCGTAAGCGAAACATTGACTTTATCCTTGAACGTAAGAATGAGAAAATCAAGAAACTTCAAGAAAGAGCTAATGGTGCATACGCAGACAAAGAAGACGAGGACGAAGACAACTTAGATCCGAATGACGCTCAAATCATTCAGAAACACGTTGCTAAAGCCCTTAGTCCTTTCCTCGCTAAGCAAATGCAAGATGAAGATAACCAAGAAATTGGAGACTTCGTTAAGCAAAATCCAGACTTTGCTCCGTACCAGACCAAAGTTCAGAAGTTCGCACAGCACCCAAGTCGTAGAGATATGCCTATCAAGGCAATATTCTATGAAGTGGCCGGTGATGACTTATTGAAAATTGGAGCTGAAAGAGCTAAGAGAGCTGGTATAGAATCTAAGAAATCGCGCGCCGGTGGAGGAGGCTCCAATGGTGGAGGTTCTGAAAAAGGTGTTTGGGATTTAAGTCCGGAAGAATTTGAGGCTCAAAAAGAGTCCGTTCGGATTAAGTCTCGCGAATAGTTATTTAATAGTTTAATTTTAAAAATATGGGAAATACAACAACATCAATTATCCCAGCAGAAGTGAGCAATTTTTACGATCGTACTTTATTGTACCGAGCCGTACCATTGTTCGTTCACACTCGCTGGGCGCAGGTAAGGGATATTCCACGAAAGGCGGGTACTACAGTTATTAAGTTCCGAAGATATGGTAACTTGACTGCTGCTACTTCTGCTCTTAGTGAGGGACAGACTCCAACAGGTTCACAATTATCAGTTACTGATATTACTGCTACTGTTCTACAGTACGGTGATTTCGTTACCATTACTGACGTCCTTGACTACAGTTCACAAGACCCAGTTCTTATGGAGACTGCTGAAATTTTGGGAGACCAAATGGGAGACACAATTGACCAGCTTACAAGAGACGTTTTGAACGCAGGTACAAATGTGTACTATGGCGGTACAGGACATACTCTTACTAGCCAAGTTGCTGCTGGTGAAATTATTACTGACACATTGATTAAGAAGACTGTAAGATTACTTAAGAACAACAAAGCACGAAGAATGACTAAAATGGTTAATGCTACTACCGGTTACGGTACTACGCCTCTTAACGCATCATATATCGGTATTAGCCACCCTAACGTATCTTACGACCTAAAAGCTATTACTGGTTGGGTAGGTGTTGAAAAATATTCCTCTACCAACGGTGTAATGGACGGTGAAATTGGTAAGTATGATGAAGTTCGTTTCGTTGAGACTACTAATGCTAAGGTTAAAACTGGTGCAGGTGCAAGCTCAATTGACGTTTATTGTACTCTAGTTTTCGGTTCTGACGCTTATGGTACTACTAGAATTTCTGGTGAGGCAATGAAAAACATTGTTAAGCCTCTAGGTTCTGCTGGTACTGCTGATCCTTTAGACCAGAGAGCTACTTCTGGTTGGAAAGCTACTTTCGTTGCTAAGATTTTGAACGACGCTTTCTTGGTGAGAATTGAAACTGCTGTTTCTGCTTAGTCATAGTCAAGTCCAAAGCCACTTAATAACAATTAAAAAAATATTATGTCAAAGGAAAAAAAGAATCCATTGTTAGGTGAAGAAACCGTTGAGGAAACTACTGCCCAAGAGGCAGTGGTTACCTCAAAGGTAACACCTAAACTCAATGCAGATGACGCTTTGTTATCTGATATTGAAATTACTAAGAAAAAATTGGAGGCTGAAGAAAAAGTACACTTTCTTATCCCTCTAACGGAGGGTGAAAAGCCGGGGTCTACAAAAGATGTCTTTATTAACGGTGCTAGATACACCATTAAGAAAGGTGTTATGACTACCGTGCCAAAATCAGTCTCATTGATTTTAGCTGAACATTATAAAGTTGGTATGGAGGCAGGTACTGATTTCCGACTTGATTTGAACGCTGATAAACAAGATAAGTTATCTTAGTAAATTATTAGTTTAATCTAAAATATTATGGGAGAAACAGTTGTTTATATTAACACTGTTGGTACATTCGCTCCGAAAGTATTGGCTCTTTAGGGATAATCTTTTATCTCTGCTCTGTCCCTTTATGGGGATAGGGACAGAGATAAAAACACTAAAAATATGACACCAGCACAATTTGCCTCATATATTCGTTTAAAAACAAAAACAAATGCGACAACCTTTACGGATTCGCAGATTTTGACGTATGCGAATATTATTAAAGATGATTTAGCAAAAGAGGTTACAAAAGTTAATGAAGACTACTTTGGAATTGAACTTTTACGAAATTTGGTAGAGGGTAAAAGGTCATACGGTTTTCCTAGCTATGTACTTAATCAAATTAAGTATACTCAAGCTAAATTAGACGGTACAAATTGGAAAAGACTGAACGAATTTGATGTTACATCTTATAAAAGACCTACAGACGAGGACTCTATTCTAGCGAATTGGGCTGGAAAGGAGCCAGAGTTTGATATTTTTGGTGGACAATTATCAATTTACAGTGCCGATCCAATTATTGCAGTACCAAGCGGTTTGAAGTTATGGGCGATTATCTATCCGGCTGACATTACGGATTTAACAAATACCACTACGGATATGTCTGTCTCTCCAACTACTACTTCTTTTGGTTTACCAAGACAATTGCATAAAATCTGGGCAACCAAAGTGATTATTGAGTACAAGGAGTCTAAAGAAAAACCTATTCCACTTACTGAAAAAGAGTTAAACGTGAATAACGATTTGACTCTCGCTATCAATTCATTGAAAGCGCAGAATTTGGATAGGACGTTCACAGCTACTTTTCCTACTGATAAATATGGGATAGTGGATAATGGACAAGATTATTAGTTAATTTAACAAAAAATATGGCAACATATATCAAATTTAATTCTTTCGTAGAGGCTTTGGCAGAAAAGGTACACAACCTAGGTTCTGACCAGCT